TTTGACCCACTTACTTGTAGTTGACGATGAAGTTTCTATCCTGGAACTAATTAAGAACAGTTTAGGGAAAGATGGCTATTTGATAACGGCTTGTCAAAATGCTGATGATGTAGACATTAAAAAACTGCATTGCTATGACCTCATTCTTTTGGATGTGATGATGTCTGGCACAGACGGGTTTGAGTTTTGCAAACAGATCAGGAATATGGTAGACTGCCCGATTCTCTTTCTAACCGCAAAGACATTAGAGGAAGATATATTATTTGGATTGGGTATCGGTGCGGATGATTATATTACGAAACCGTTTCGTATTCAGGAGCTTCGTGCCCGTGTTGCAGCACATTTACGCAGAGAAAAAAGAGAGCATCACAGTACGCTTTCCTTTGAGCCTGATATAAGATTTGACCTTTCCGCAAAGGCACTGTATGTTTCAGAACAGCCGGTTTCCCTGACCAAAAGCGAGTATTCCATCTGTGAATACCTTGCAAAAAACCGGGGACAGGTTTTTACAAAAGAACAAATCTATGAAGCCGTTTTCGGGTTTGATGGAATAGGCGATAAAGCTATACAATCAACCTACCACGACTTTTACGCCCTTGGAAACGGTTCAAACTGGGGCGTGTACATATAAAATATTTGTTTACAAGAGCGCTGATATAAGCTATAATGAATCAGCGATGTTGTAAGCAAATATTCGGGAAGGAGACCACTATGGTAGAAAAATACATCGAGGCCATTAACGCAGGGAAGATTATTTCGGTAAACTGGCGTTCCATTGAGGAAATGCTCGGAGAAAACGCTGGGCGTACCCATGCCTGCTCTATTTATATAGACGACGGTGCTTTCCCTCCCAAAGGAGAAACGTATACTGACCAGCTCACAGAGGAGCAGATTGCCGAGGTTCTCCACCAGACCAACGTCAGATTCATGGCCGAGACCCACAAAGACGGAGTGCCTTACCTCCCCATAGAGACCAGATACTTTTCTTCCACGAAGCCTGTGTCTGGCCCGTGGATTGAAAACCCCAATTATAAAGCGTAAAAAGAAGGAGAGCTACCTGCAATCGCAAGTAACTCTCCTATTTTTATTTCAGGCATTACCAAAATCGTGCTTTTCCAGCCTTTCGCTGTACACCCGCTCGATATTCTGAATCGCCAGCACCGCCCGGTTGTTCTCATACTCTGGGTGCTCTTTGCAGTAACGCTCATAGAAGTCAATTTCAGAAAGGGCTTCGATGAAATCCTCCTGAGTATGGGGGATATTGTCCTGCAAAAGTTCCCGGTTGAAACGCAGGATTTGAACTCGGTGCGCATCCGCATTACGCTCATCGTCGATGCGGATATGTTCGTCCAGACGGCCCTGCACCTCATTCAACTTCGCAATCACGTCACCGTTCAGTGCCTTCCCAATCATCTTCCCGATAGCAGACCACGGATTGACCTTGATAGGCGCAATCTGCACCAGCGTCATCAGGATGACCAGAGCGCCGCCGGAGCTTGCCAGAATTTCCTGAATGCTCATAGCTTACTCACCTGCCTCTCCGGTTTCCGCAGGTGCATTAACCTTCTTGCTCATGTTGCACAGGTCGTCGATGAGCTTGCTGATAACTTCCATGTCGATGTCGTAATCAACAGTGTCCGCAGATGCCTTGACCATAGCCAGCACCCACTCCTTACGGTCTGCGCCGTTATCGAACTTCTCCTCAGCAGTTGCCATGTACTTCATCACCATGTCCAGCACCTTCCCCCAATTCTTCTCTTTTACAGCCTTCTGGACATACTCCACCAGCTTGATAGCCAGAGGGATGGCAGTAGCCAGACCGGCGAGAACGGACACAATAAGCTGCAGCCACTCCATGTTCATAGTCACTCCTCCTCTCAAATTGCGGGGCTCTCTTCGACCCCATCATCCGTTTGTGCAAATCCCGCCGCCTTTGCAGCAGCGAACTTGATTCCCTCGCCCTCAGCACTCGTGTTCTCATGTTCGCTCTTGCGCACAATGCTGTTCAGCACGATGCCGATGGCGGTGCCCACCGGGGTGAACACCACGGTGAAGCACGCCAGAGCGCCCATATACTGGAACTCGATACTCTTCCAAGCGAGAATGAATCCACCCGCAAGCCCTGCTGCCAGAAACAGCATGAGGTAGAGGGCGAGTTTGTTCGTAAACCCGATAGATTGGCGCTTCTTCTTGCGCCGTCTGGGTTTCTTCCGCCCTCGCTCAATCTTGATGGTCATTTTTACAAATCATCTCTTTATCCGCACTATCCAATGAAACTCCGCCGATGATTAAAACTTCTGGCAGCTCACTCCATATGAGCAGACCAGAAGCAGTAAATTTGCAGTGCGACATACTTAGTCTCCTTACGCCCTGCCCATCAGCTTCGCAAAGCGGTACAACACGGTGACGAATTGCTCTCTCGTGAGCACATCAGCCCACATATAGTTGGGTTCGCCATTGATTTCTGTGCCGTTGCCTGCAATCAGGCCGGTGGAAGTCGCCCAGGCACGGGCCTCCTCGCTGTACTTGCTGCTGTCATTGTCCTGAAGTTCCTTGCGCATCTCACCCCAGAGCTCCTTGAAACGTGCCACATCCATGTCGTCATCCTCCTCTTTGTTGGTATTCGCCCCCACCAGTAGAGCGGAGACATCATCACGCACAGTCTGCATACTCTTCCCGTACTTCGGGAGCCAGTGCAGAACGTCGCCATGATTGGAACCAAGGCCAAGCTGGTAGCTATCCTGGTGGCACAGAATAACTGGCACCCTGACACCGCTATATGTGACCGTGCCCTGCGGGTCAAGGTTGTAGAGCTTACACAGATAGGCTGTCAACTCAACCGCTTCCCGGTAAACCTTTTCAAAGTAAACCGGGTCGCTCAGGTTATCCTCGCAGATTTCAAATTGAATCCAGCCATTGTTGCAGGAGCCCTTCTTGCCAGAGCCACAGCCCCATGCCTTCTTGTCCCAATCGCCAACCTGAACGGAAGCTACCTCGCCGCTGGCGAGCTTACCGACCCAAGCATGGACACCGGCCTCCCTGGAAATGTGGTTCCAGTCGTTCCCGCTCTTGTTCACGCCCAGCAGCTCCAACATCCTGGCTCGGTCTACGGCATTATCATCGGGCTGGACATATCGTTTCAGATTGGGGTTATTTGCACCGGTGGAATGCCACAGCACACCCCGGATGGTGGTTTTCCCAGCTCCCTTATACCAGGAACTCTGCCGCATGAAACACTTCATGGGCGGGTTTGCGGAAGTATACTTCATCGTCCCGCCATCTCCTTTCTCCGCCGCCGCTCCGGCGAACTGGTTGTAATAGTTCTGTCCGTACCCAGCACGCTTCTGCTGGACAGCCGGGTCGTTCATCTTTGCCGGACGCTCAAACTGGAGCAGCACAGCGTCAGACGCCTCCCGCACGGATGTCGTAGTCATAAGCACCCCCAGGACGCTCTTGAAGCTCTCTGTAAGCTCTTTCATGAGGAACCTGAGCTGGGCATCAAGGTCTCCGATGGACGCTCCTATGGCCTTACAGAAGGAATACAAAGCCTGTTTCCGAGACCAATACGTCCACTGGCACAGGCCGTAGCCTGCGCTGTCCCGAACAAAGTTTGTGTATTTGCCGTTGTCTACAGCAGCGGTGTAGGTTACGTCTGTGTACCCGAGTTTCTTTTCATATGTGTTCTGGAGGTTCTTCGGATTGAGCCCACTCTCAGCAAACAGATTTCCCATCAGGCCAGCGACGCCAGCGTCGGTCATGCCTTGGGATTTCAGGAACCTCCAGATAGTAGCTTCGTTCACGAAACCACCCCCTTATAAAACATCACTTTTATAACCGCACATAGCAGATGGGAGCCGCCGTAATTGGCGAGCTCCCATTTTTTCTGCCCATTTCGGCCCTATTTAGGAACGTGTTCTCCAGAGCGTGTAGCGAGGCTTTTCTCCGCCCTCAACGCCATACCGCATCCAGTCCAGCATCACAATGCCGACTGCCGCCAGTATCATCCACATCGCCAGGAACTGCGGGCACACCTGTCCCATGATGTTCCCAGGCATAGCGGAGTAATCCCATACGCCCATACCGAGCCACACATTGATAATGAGTCCGGCCACAAACTCAACCACTGTGATAGCAACTCCGCACACAGCGGACTGTACCATCAACGGCATTTCCCATGGCAGCTCAGCTCCGAACCGTTCTAACGGCACCGCCAGAATAATAGCCAGCAAGAGCATCGTCCAGCTAATCATCTCCGGTCTGCCGTGCGAGGTCTTCCATATGACCTCAATGAAGAAGTAGAGCGTGCCAGTCCAGACCCACAGGAGCACGCTCAGAAGCCACTTCCCGGCACGTTCTCTGTTCCCCATATGTTACCTCTCTTGACCGTTCAGACGGGCCACAATGGCCTCCATCTGCGCCTGTGCGACCGCCAGCTTCTCATTCATCTCAGCGGAATACTTTTTCGGAAGATTCATGCCATAAGTGACAGCGGAAATCTTCTCCACATCGGTCAGAGACTGCACATACGCCTTGAGAGCGTTGTGGTATGTGGTCTGGGAGGTGATAGCGGTCTGGGCCGCAATGTAGATTTGCGCGATTTCCAGAGCGGTGTAGATGCGGCACTTGCCGCCGTCCGCCTGATAGGGAAACTCAGTGCCGCCCAGCTCCACCACCCGGAACAGGTTGGCGATATTGCTCTGGTCTTTGATGTCCAGGTTGAAATGCTCCGTCTCACCGTTCAGCTCGATGTCAACCCCCGCCTCGATAGCGGCGTTGCAGGCGGCGGAGATTTCCGCAACCTTGGCGTTGAGGATAACCGCAGTTGCGTTGTCCTCGCCCACAATCTCCACCACGTCGGTAACGGTCAGCCAGCCCTTTGCCACGGCGGACAGAAGACGCTGCGGGGCAAGTTCCCTGTTCTGATACAGATTTTTCAGTCTCTCTTTCATATCCTTAACCCTCCAGTGCGCTGATGAGCAGGCTGTCGATGATTCTCTGCTGTTCGGCGACCAGCGCTCCGCCGTCGAACTCAGACACAACCACCGTGTCCACTCCCTTAATTTCGTTGTGGCCAGCCAGATTGTAGGCCACGCTATTCAGAGCGACCCCGATGGCTTCGCTCTCAGTGGTGGGGGTATAATCCCCGCTCTCACCAATCTTGATGTAGACCACTTTGTCAACGGCCCCCAGGTTCGCCCCGGTGTTGATGTTCGTAATCCGATACATTGTCTGTCCTCCTCTACTTATGCTTTCGCTCCAACCAACTTGGCGATATGCCGGAGCACGCCAATGTCTGCGTTGAAGAACGCATGGTTCCAGAGCCAGTATTCGTCGTCATCAGCACGCTTATATGGCTGACAGGCCGGGTCGTTCCACACCCTGTCCCAGCGTTCCTGATGCGCCTCATCGCCCCTGCCGTTGGTCTTGGCAAGGGTTTTCATGATGGCCTGGGTCAGCCGCCCACGCTCCATCCCGTGCCCATCATCATTCCTGGTAAAGAACTGGTGGGCAGTCTCGCAATCCTCGTAACACACGATGCCGTTATTGTAGATGATGATACCGTCCTCACACTCCAGCTCAGTCATAGCCGGGATGTTGACCGGGCCGCAGAGAACATCTTTCTTGAGACGCCTATGCGCGATGTACTTCATGGGTTTCTCCTCTCATTCTGAAATTCTCGATGCGCTCCGGCGAGAAGCCGAAGATGGCATAGAAAAGCCGCCGAAGTTTCAGAACCCGGCGGTGGTCGTTGTAGCCTCCGAAGTAGGCCAATATTCCATTAACGGAAGTCCAGAGGTCTTCGTAGGTCATCTCGCCTCTTTCAATCTTACCGTAAAACGCTTTGATTTTCCTACGGGCCCGCTTGATTCCGTCACGGTTGCCGCACATGACAACCTTGCCAGTCTCGGTCAAAGTGAACTTAGCCTTGCAGTATTTGAAGGGCTTGGTCAACGGAATAATCTTTGACTTTGCAACGCTCACCGTCAGCTTCAAGCTGGTCGCTTTGGCAACGACAAGCGCCATCACTTCTTTCGGGTCTTGCCCCGGAGGCACGATGATGTAATAGTCGTCCATGTAATGTCCGGCGCACTCCATACCAAGCTGACATTTGATGTAGTTGTCCAATGCAGATGGGAAGGCTATCATTTCAGCCTGGCTCGGCTCAACGCCAAGCGGCAGACCTTTGTCTCCCGGCACAGTCTTAATCACATCGTCGCCTATCTTCTTGATATCGGGATGTAGCAGTAGTTGCTCATGCCGTTTGAACAATTCCTCATGCGACACAGACGGGAAGAACTGCTTGAAGTCAATCAAGATGATATAGCCCTCACGGCCATAATGGCGGAAATGCCAACGCAAATCTTCTTTGAGTACCCGCTTGGAAAACTCAAATCCCTTTCCGGGTAGGCTGGCTCCATTGTTGTAAATCATACTCGGGCGGTATAATGGGAGCAAAACCTTTTGGGTGAAGACCTTATGGATTTGGCGGTCTTGGATTCTCGGTGCGTCGATGGGGCGTATTTTGCCTCGCTCATGTAGTGTGAAATGAACATAGGGTGCTGGCTCCCATCTGTATTCCATCAAAAGCCTTCTTCTCTTAGCCGTCCCAGAAAACAGATGAAGCTCAAATCTCTGTGCGCTGTTCTTCCAGCGCACACCGTTACAGCATTGCTTCCCGGCCCGGTACATATCATTAAATCCAAACACATCTTGGATTCCGCCGACTTCAATGCTGCGCCGGATTCTCTGTTCAATTCTCTTGGCTACCCTCCTTTGGTAGCGTCCTTTTCGTCTTGACATAATAGTGTTGTTCGCCCTCCGTACAGATGTCTTGTAGGGTGCCGTCTAATCTGCTTGACCACTACACATGAAACGGGGTAAGGCACGTTGCCCGCCATGCACGCTACTGTTGTCCAGTGCGGCGTTCGTGCAGAGGTATCAGAGGGACAGTTTTGGACTTTCGTCACGGGAAGTGTTTCTCCTTTCGTAAAGGTCGTGTTTCACCCTACTTTGGGCTACTGTCTGTTGACCCATAAGCCATTGCTGGCCTTACGAAATCCGGGGCGAGCCCATTGGAATTACTCGCATTGTTGTTGTTCGCGTTGCCGTTCGTGTTCACATTGCAGAAGTTGTTGTTGTTGTTGTAATTAGGAGAACGCTCCCACCAAATCGCAGTGGACACGAGAGTGAGAAACTCCAACCGACAGGTTTTACAGAAGCACACCCATAAAAGTCAAAACTTATTTACCTCCCTTTGTCGCTCTTGAGAACATTGGTCAACAGGCTATTTTCAATGTCAATGAGTTCACCGAGTTCCTGCGCCATATGCTCTAACTTCTTCTTTGCATCCGATGAGTTGATGCTGTCGCCATTGGACTTTGTAAAACAGCCTGCGGGGTTCAACATCATCAGTTCATAGCAATGCGAAAGATGGACATCGAGCGCCATGAGAGAGGCTCTCGACTCAAGAAGGTGCCGCTTGCGAAGCTCCTTCCGAGTTTCATCCGACGGATAAATGCTGTTAGCCTTTTCGGCCTCATCTACCACTTCGGACGCAAGCTCAGCTACGGAGTCCGCAACGAGCCTGGAGTATCGAGACGACAGCCTCGACAGGAAATTGATGGTCTGAACGTAGATTTTGTTTGCCGTGTTCACATATTCGGCTCGACTTTCAGACCTGTGGGCTTTGAGAACTGACATGAGACACATCCTTTCATTCAATTTTCGTTCTGGACGAATTTACCCCTCCTACAATCAGCACAAGAGGGCACCCCTTACCACAAAGGGGGTACCCTCCTGCGCTCATAGATTGTATAGGGGAGGGGGATGGGGCCCATCCCTAACCGCAAAGGGGGTACCCTCCCTTATTAGCCGACATTGTTTGAACCCGCTCACTTCCGTGAGCTCGCTTCTTTTGATTCAGGATTAGACCATGAAAGCCGGGGCGAGCCCACGGGAAATACTCGCACTGGTGTAGTTCGCGCCGCCGCCCGTGGTCACAAAGCAGAAGCTGATGTTGGTGTAGTAATAAGGAGAACGCTCCCACCAAATCGCAGTGGAGCCCGTGGAGCTGTGGCGGTACTTGACCTTGCTGTTTCCAGACTTGTAGTAGTCATACTGCACCTGGGAGTTCTGCTCGTACTGGTTCGCATAGCTACGAGTGCCGAAAATCTCAAATTCGGCCAGAAGCGGGAGATAATCGACAGATGCTGTGACGTTTCCAGCGACATTGGAGCTGTTACCCACGCTGTCCGTGTACTTGGTAATGGGCTTCATCACCGCACGCAGGTCGGAGGGCAACGCAGCCATCAGAGTGTTCGCCACAGGGCTGGTAGCCGTGTTGGTAGGGGCGTCGTATCCAACAACGGAGGTTGTCTTCTGTGCGCCGTACCCGCTCGGTGCCTTGTTCGTCGAACCAAGGATGTCGTAACGCATATCGCAAGCCTTCCAGCCGCCATAGTTGGTGTTGTAGTTGCTGGAGGTGCCCCAGTGGTTCATCTGGAAATACTTCGTGCCATTGTAGCTCTGGTAGCTACCATAGTAGCTGTCAATCAGGCACACATCGGCTCCGTTGGTCAGCGCAGACTTGAACGTACCGAAGTGGATACCGGCGCCCTCCTTGGCACTGTTGTGGTTGAAGCCCAGGATGTAGACATACAGTGTAGTGTTGACAGCCAGCGTTCCCACAGTGCCTTTTACCAGGACGCCCTTCCGGTCGCCAACATTCCAATACTCGCTGCCCTTGCCAGCGTCGGAGACCTGCCGGATTTCAGCCCAGGTCTGGTCATTCAACGCCTTCTTGGTTGGCATAAACTGGGCGGTCACAGCCACAGTCTTATTGGCAGGAGCGGTATGATTGGTGCCAGCCGCCACCTTGATGGTGATAGTAGCGGTGCCAGTAGTCTGGTTGACGTGCTTGATGGTCACAGTTGTACCAGAGACAGACACGGTTGCCACGCTGATATTGCTGGAAGTAGCGGTAACAGCGCCGTCGCCGGGGCGTGTAACGGTCACTGTCTTTGTCAGATTGGATGCGTTCAACGTTACAGAGCTTGCGCTCAGGGTCATGCTACCAGCGGCCTTGCCGATGCTCCAGGACACGGTCTTGTCCGTGGTAGAGCCATCAGACCACATATAATCAGCTTTGGGAGTGAAGGTAGCGTTGTAGCTGGTGGCATTGGTGCCAGTGGTCGTACCGCCCAGGGTAAGCTGTGCGCTGTTGTAGTTGCTCCAGGATGGAGTCTGGGAGTTCCCGTTGTAGGTCAGCGTACC